AAGTAGAACACCAAATAGCTACCGATGAGATAAGAAAGGTCAAAGATGCTCAAATCCGTGATATTAACTCTAAGCTTGTCGATGCTATTAGCGAGTTGCGTAAACGTCCCAGTCGCCCCGAAAGCCCCCTCCCTGGACAAATTGGAACTGGGGCCAGCCTTTTCGCCGAGGATGGCATCTTTCTTACAAGGGAAGCTGCCAGAGCAGACGAACTCCGTGCAGGGCTTGAAGCCTGCTATGCCCAATACGACGCGGTAAGTAAATGACGCTTGAACAATTACACGCGCTTGGCATTGACGCCAAATGGCTAGACCCCCTAAATAAGGCTTTTGAAAAATATGATATTTCAAACCCTAAAAGACAAGCTAACTTCATTGGTCAATGTGGCCATGAATCTAATTCATTTCGCACCTTGGAAGAAAATTTACATTACAGCGCAGCAGCGCTTATGCGTACTTGGCCAAGCCGTTTCCCAGATATGGATACGGCTGAAAAGTATGCTAACAACCCTGAAAAGATAGCCAACAAAGTTTATGCCGGACGCATGGGTAACACCGAAGAAGGCGATGGGTGGCGTTATCACGGGCGTGGTCTTATACAACTTACTGGTAAAGACAACTATGCCAACTGCGGATCTAGTATGGGTTTGGATCTTGTTGGGAATCCTGATTGGTTGCTTGATCCTACGTATGCGGCTCTAAGCGCAGCGTGGTTTTTCAATAAAAAAGGTTTAAACCAACTGTCTGATATCGGCGATGTAGTCAATCTAACCAAGCGTATCAATGGCGGTACGCTAGGATTAGATGACCGCATGGCGCGTACTAGTCAAGCTTTACGGGTTCTTCAAGGTACTTCTCAAGCCTAGTAATCCGTTGCGTTTCAAACGAGCATAACGTTGAGTAATACTCAGCGTGGGTTTTATGCTCCAAAAAGCTACGTTTAGCGCTTTCTAGCTCCTTAGCTGCGATGCTTTTTGCTGATGGTGGGTTGGTTAATAGCATCCAAAATCTTTTTAATACATTCATTTTCATTCCTTTTCGTGATGCAGTCCTGGCAAAACCATTTATAAGTCAAGCCATTAGGGTTATTTACTATTTGTCCTGTCGAGTTATTCTTACGCTCCCGACAGCTATTGCAAGTTCTAGTGGTCATCTGCTAAATATCGAATCATAGATAGGTGTCAACGATTGCGTAGGCGCATAGACTGGCATGACCAAAGGGGCTACAGGAGCCATCACAGTGCCTATAGACTGCCCTTGTGGGCCATAGACATAGGTTGTATTGCCTGACTGCATTGCCGTGCCAGCCGATTGACCTTGTGGGCCATAAAAGTATTGCGTGTTGCCTGACCGCTGAACCGTGCCTAAGCTTTCGCCTTGAGCGCCGTATAGGTAAGTGGTTTGGGCAATAGCGCCGTTGCTAATTAATAATGCGATTAATAAAGTCTTTTTCATTTGATTTCCTTAGTGATTACTTCACGATAAGCACGGATTGCGTCTTTGACGTCCTGGCGCAACTCCCGTAACTCAAAATACAATTCTTCTGCCAATTTAGCCAAATTCTCATGGCTCCATGACCTAAAATCAGGTGGCGTCATGGTTTTACTGCCAAACTCATTAGCTCAATACGCTCACGGGATACCCGTAGCGTGTTGTAGCGTTGATGTAAGCGTTGCAATACCGATGCACGGCGCTCGTTTACCTTTTCCAAGTCAAGCAAAGATAGCACCTCATCCTCACTCATCATGGATAACTGATTATTTAAGGCTCGCCAACTTAGCTTCTTCATTTTTTATGCGCTCCTTTATCGCTTTGATTTCTTCAATCACTTTGGTTAAGTTACGCGCAGCCGAGCCATAGTTGCGTACCCGAATGACGCTTTCAGCCTGCTTTAACTTTAGCTTTGCTTTTAACTGCAATAGTCTTTTCACTTTGTAACCTTTCAATTTCTTTAATTAAATCGCGGATCATTAGCTCAATATTGGTGCTAGGCGCATATTCTGCGATGTCGTCAGCCAATTTTTTTGCTTCATCTAATAACTTCATTTCAACTCCTCTAATGCAATGTCTGAAATAGCCCGTTTATCCTTCAGGGCGTCCCAAATCCTCAAATCAATCGTTTTATCAGTCAATAAGAGGTAAACCCATACATCATGCTTCTGACCTGACCGGTGCAAGCGGCCTACTGTTTGCTCATACAACTCAAGACTCCAAGGCAAAGATACAAAGACCATCTTGCACCCGCCATGTTGAAGATTAAGGCCATGACCGGCTGACTTAGGGTGAATCAATAGCAGTTCAATCTTGCCCTCGTTCCAACGCTCGATAGCTTTGTCGTCATTGATTGTCTGTGCGTTAGGATACCGACGCTTAAGTTCAGCCAATTCCTCAATAAAGTTGTAAACAATGATGGTGTTGTCATGCTGGTTTTCCTCAAGCAATTCGTCAAGCAGGTCAAATTTATGAGTACTAAACCAGATAGGCGTCTTGGTCACGTTCATGCGCCCAGGGCGGTTTGATGCCGTTGTAACCGTTTCGTAGACCCATCCACCTGCCATCTGTTGCAGTTTGCCTGTGACTACGCCTGCATTAACGGCGGTGATCTGCACGTCTTTAAACTCAATAACAAAATCCTTTTTCATTTTCTCGTATGGGGCGCGGTCAGCCAAGTCGCACTTCATCTCAACGGTATGGCATGGCGGCAGCTTGTCAGCGTAAGCCCCAGCTTCTAATACAAATGTTGCAGGTTTGATACGTTCCATGACTTTTCCTAATGAGCCTACCCGAGGCTCCCGCTCGCCAAAGTCTTTATTGACTAGGACAAAATACTGTTGCATAAACGCACCCTTGGCACGTCCAAGTAAGTCTTGGTTAACAATCTTGCATTGACCAAACACATCTTCTAAACCATTGGATGTAAACGAACCTGTCAAACCCCAACGAATATTGATCTTGTCTACCACTTTAGCCAATGCTTTAAAGCGTTTGCCTGATGGATTCTTAAGTTTCGTCAACTCATCAAACACGATGCCATCAAAATCTAGCTCTTGTTCTGACAACCATTGAATGTTGTCGTAGTTAGTAACCACTACGGGAAAACCCGAATGTAATGCGTGGTTGCGTTGCGTTGGTGTACCTACCGCTACGGCTAATTGCATATCGGTTGCCCACTTCGGTTGCTCTACAGGCCATACATCGGTACAGACCCGCTTAGGAGCTAGCACAAGCCACCGTTTAACAAACCCTTTGCGTAGCATATCCTCCATCGCTATAAGCGTCAGGGCTGTCTTTCCTGCGCCTACAGGGGCAAGGATCATGGCACGATCGTTCTCATACAAGAAGTCGGCTGCTTTTTCCTGATAATCCCTTAATTTCATAATTTAATTTTTGCTGACCATTCGTTAATAGACTCGACTGTATTGAGTAGCGCATAGCGTTGCTTTAGCGCAACCATAGACTCGGCAAATAGCTCTTGCATAGGGGCTAATACACCGCCTTTAGGACGTTTAAGTTCAACAAACCACGTTTCGCCATTAGGCAAGCAAGCAATACGATCTGCTACCCCACGTTGCGTAGTTGTCTTAAACTTAAAGGTTCTACCTTTCATTAGCGCCACCTGCCATAAGAAGTAAGCTTCAATTTCGTTTTCTTTTAAAACTTTAGTTTTTCTTGCCATGTCGTAAATATATCACAGTAAAAAAGTTTTGCACAATTATTTATTTATGGTGTATAGTGGAATCTCAATCAGTTAACTAAAGTAAAGGAATCAAAATGGAACTCACGAAACATTCATCAATCGTTGGTGGCTCTACAGCCAAGCGCGTCATCGGTTGCCCAGGCTCAGTAGCCCTGTGCGCTAAGATGCCACCAAAGCCTAGCAGCAAATATGCTGATGAAGGTACCCTACTTCATAACGTCATGGACTTAATCCTGACTACAGGTCAAACGCCTGAATCCTTCGTTGGAATGGAATATGAAGGCATCAAACTAACCGAAGAACTTATCAATGAGAAGGTTTACCCAGCTTTAGCGGCATTAGACGCCGTTGACCCTAATAAGGAGATGGAATATGCAACTGAAACGCGTGTTGGCTTTGGTGACCTTTTGCCTGGTGTGTTTGGCAGTACTGATCTGCTCGGTCGCATTGGACGACGCGCATTTATCCTCGATTGGAAGTTTGGGTCAGGCGTACCAGTGGATGCAGAAGATAATCCTCAACTGATGTTCTATGCCGCCGCAGCCATGCGTACTCCTGAAGTCCAATGGGTATTTGATGATTGCGATGAGATTGAGTGCATCATCGTGCAACCGCCATCTGTAAAGCGTTGGACTACAGATAAGAAACGTATTAAAGCCTTTGAACAAGAGCTTTTGATGGCAGTTAAGATTGCTCAGTTGCCTGATGCGCCCATCAATACAGGCGATCATTGCCGTTGGTGCGCTGCCAAGCCTACTTGTCCTAAGATGACAGGCGCTGTTGACCGCGCTGTACACGCCCAGCTTGACATTCTTAACGTAGCTCAAATATCGAACTATCTTCAACAAGCCGATATGCTAGAGCAGTGGATCACAGACCTACGCGCCCTAGCGCATCAAGTCTTAGAAGCAGGCAAACCCGTACCGGGCTACAAGTTGGTAGCTAAACGTGCCATTCGCCAATGGGGTGATGACGATCAAGCTTTGGTAGCGATGCTTAATGAGGGTATTCCTGAAGAAGAATTGACTACAGTTAAGGTAATATCTCCTGCTCAGGCAGAAAAAGTATTGAAAAAGCATGGCAAGCAATTGCCTGCCAATCAAGTAGTAGCAGTAAGCAGTGGCAGTACGTTAGCCGAGGAATCAGACCCAAGGCCAGCGGTGTTACAAATCGGGCAGCAACTTACCGCAGCCCTCTCTAAAATTCAATAAGGAATTAAATCATGTCAAATATCACTACATTCTCAGGTGCAAATTTACCTTCAGTAAAGTCATTAGCAACAGCGTTGCGTACTATTGAAACCGATGTTGGCGGTGCAGGTGCCGTCATTATCAAGATGGACAAAACAGGGCATTGGGTATTCGGTGCAGATCAGACCGAGATCGAAGATGCTTCCACTTGGGCAGTTAATCCTTTCTCCTTCGTTCACGGCTACATTGCATGGGGTGATGGCGAAGTGTTGGCTGAGAAGATGGTTAGCGTAAGCCAGCCATTGCCTGAACTCGATGTAGCGCCTCCTGGTGCTAAAAAAGGTTGGGAAACTCAAGTTGGTATGTCTATCAAGTGTCTTGATGGTGCTGATGTAGGTATGGAAGCGCGTTACACCACAACATCCGTTGGCGGTAAAAAAGCGGTTCAAGCCTTAGCAGTTGCCATCGCTACGCAAGTAGAGAAGGATCAATCTAAGCCAGTTCCAGTTGTTGAGCTTGGTAAAGAGCATTACACCCATAAATCGTATGGCCGTATCTATACCCCTATTTTCAAAGTATTGGAGTGGGTTGGTATGGATGGTGAAGCCCAAGCTGAAGAAGCGCCTAAAGAAATTGAAGCGCCTGTAGAAGCCCAAGCAGCGCCAGCACGTCGCCGTCGTTCAGGAGCTTAGTATGAATATCAATTTAGAACTCACGATTGAAGAAGTGAACGGTTGCCTCATGGCATTGGGCAAAGCGCCTTATGAAATGGCTCAACCAATCATTGATAAGATCAAGTCACAAGCCATCCCACAAGTGCAACCCGTTGCACCTGCGGAAGCTGAAGTAGTAGAGTAAAGAAATGGGGCTAGGCTGACACTATTCAGCTTAAGTACTCGCAGACGAACGACTAAAAAGACTGTCTAGCCCCGCCCATAAAATACAGTAAAGGACAATAAAAATGACACCACAAGAACTAGCAGACAAATTAGAAGGCTATGGAGTTGTATACGTCAAATTTGAGTATAGAAAACAAGCCGCCAATATGCTACGCCAGCAACAAGCTGAAATAGAAGCGTTGAAAAAAGACTTGTTGAAGTACGATAGATTGGCTTGGCACGACTTAACTAAAGCAGAACTTGAAAGTGGATTAAGTAGAGTTCAATGGGCTGAAGCATTGATTAAACAATTGCCTGAAGAACACGAAGGTCGTAATAGTTGGTTGCTTAATTATGGAAAGGCACAAGAGAAATGAACGCAAACATCATCGAGATTAGAAAAGATACGCCACCAAAAGAAGTTATTGTTATTTCCCCTGATGGTAAGTTGTTTTGGTATAACCGAGAAGTAGAAACAGATGATGACTTTCGGTCAGCTATGTTAGACCTAGCTGAAGCATTGAAACCAAAACATGACCGACTGCGACAGCTTGAACAGATTGTATTTTGGTTAAGAGAAAACCGACCTGAAGTTTGGGAAGATATTAAAAAGTGGAATGAATTATGAATAAACCAATGACAAAAAAGCAATGGTTAGCTTGGATTAAAAAAGCATGGAGAAAGGCACAAGAAAAATGAGTTACATACTTCCACAACCTTATCAATGCCCAACTTGTAAAACAATTACAGAATGGAGTCCGCATATTGAGCAAACTACACCAACAACATCTAAAGGAAAGCCGATTTGCCCTGTTTGTTGGGATAAGTTTTTATCTACTTTAAATGCCGAAATTGAATACACTATTGATTTTGGTAACGGCAGTGATTATGAGAATAGATATGGAAAGGCACAAAAGAAATGAACGCAAATGAACTAGCTGATTTATTAGATGCCGTAGAAGAACCTAATATTAGGAGAGCAGTTGCCATGCTACGCCAGCAACAAGCTGACCTTAAAGATGCTGATAAGTATGCGCTTGAATTAGAAAGACTTTACGAAGATGCCAAAGCTGAAATAGAGGCGTTGAAAGATAAGCTAATGCTTGCAAAACAATCATTAGAAATTGTGGAAGGCTGGATTAAGAAATGAATGAGATTTGGAAAGACATCCCTAGATATGAAGGGCAGTATCAAGTAAGTACGCTTGGTAATGTTCGATCATTTAGACGGAGCGTCGCCCCTAAATTACTGAAACCAGGTCGTATGAGTGGTGGTCATTTATCTGTTGCTTTAGGACGTGGTAATAGCCGTTGCGTCCATGAATTAGTGTTATTGGCTTTTGTTGGGCCAGCACCAATTAAACATGAGTGCCGTCATTTAAACGGAAACCCTGTAGATAACAGATTAGAAAACCTTAAATGGGGTACAAGGTCTGAAAATATTAAAGACAAGACAGCGCATGGGCTAAGTAAATTAAAGCCTTTAGACGTAGCGTGTATAAAAAAGAGCCTTGTAAATGCACCTAGGGGGACACAAGCTAGATTAGCACGTCAATTTAATGTAACTCAATGTGCTATTTGGGATATTAAAAAAGGTAGAACTCATGTCTAGTATTTTGTGGATTGACTATGAGTCTAGGTCACGATGCGATTTACGCAGTCGTGGCGCCTATAACTACGCTCAGGATCCAAGCACCGAAGTTATCTGCATGGCGTATGCCTTTGATGATGAGGACGTTGCCTTGTGGACGCCTGACCAAAAATTTCCTAAGCGTGTAGCGCAACATTTTTTTGACGATGGTCAAATCAGGGCGCACAACGCAGGCTTTGACCGCCTCATTACTGAGTTCGTCCTGTGCCATGACTTTTTAGTACCTACGCCATTACTAACGCAGTGGTATTGCACCGCCGCACAAGCACGGGCTAACTGCGCTCCAGGCTCACTTGAGGACGTTGGTCGCTTTGCTAGCTCGTCCATGCGTAAGGATCACCGAGGCAATCAACTCATACGTTTGTTGTGTATCCCAAGGGCTGATGGTACATTTAGTACAGACCCTACCTTGTTAGCAGAAATGGGTAACTACGCCATGCAGGATGTCAGAACCATGCGTTCTATCAGCATGGCGATGCGCCAACTATCCAAAGATGAGTTGCTTGATTATCATGTCAACGAGCGCATCAATGACCGTGGCGTGTTACTAGATAAGCCCTTGTGCGAAGCCGCAGTGCGCTATGCTAGCGAGGAATTACAAGAAATTGAGCAAATCGTCGCTGAAGTGACGCAAGGTGAAATCACCTCAGTACGTAGCCCTAAGATGCGTGAGTGGGTCTTAGTGCGAGTCGGCGATGAAGCTAAGAAACTAATGGAAGTGTATAAAGATGGCGACAAGAAATATTCGATCGACAAGTCAGTTCGAGCTAACTTACTTATTCTTGCTGAAGAAAACCCCGATGAGATACCGCCGGAAGTTGCTGATGTTATCCAATGTGCGGACGACCTATGGGCGTCTAGTGTTGCGAAGTTCAACCGATTAAAGGATTTAGCTGATGAAGAAGATAACCGAGTTCGTGGCGCGTTTGTGTTCGCTGGTGGGTCAGCCACAGGTCGGGCAAGTAGCTATGGAGCACAATTGCACAATTTCACAAGAAAATGCGCTAAGGATCCTGATGCCGTTAGAACCGCTATGGTTAGTGGCCACGCAATTGTCCCTACCTTTGGACGACGAGTAACAGATGTATTAAAGGGGATGTTGCGCCCCGCCATTATTGCGCCTAAAGATCACGTGCTAGTTGTGTCTGATTGGAGCGCAATTGAGGGCCGAGTACACCCTTGGTTGTCAAATTGTGAGCCAGGCGAAGAAAAGCTAGAGGCGTTTAGAAAAGGACTCGACCCATACATTGTTAACGCGTCGGCAACATTCAATAAGCCGTACGAAGTGATCGCCGAAGAATATGAAAATGCAGGTAAATCGGACGAAAGACAGGTAGGCAAAGTTCAGGAATTGGCGCTAGGATTTTTAGGCGGAGCAGGATCTTTTGAAACTTTTGGTCGTGTGTACGGCGTAAAGCTAACCGAAAATGAAGTTCAAAAAGCTATTAAAACTTGGCGCCGCGCAAATATGTGGGCGATGAAGCATGGCCAAGACCTTGAATCAGCTTATACCCGCGCCATGCGTAATAAAGGTTTTGAGTTCAGCGCAGGGCGCGTGACTTATTTATTTGATGGATTACATCTTTGGTACGCGCTACCTTCAGGGCGTGTGCTTTGCTACCCATACGCTACGCTGGATGAAGATGGGGTGTCGTACGCTAAAGCGGCGTGGAAGCCTGCGGCAGACGCAAAAGAATGGCCTAAAGCACGGTTGTGGAAGGGTTTGGCTTGCGAGAACATTACGCAGGCAACGGCTAACGATGTGTTGCGCCATTCATTGCGTGAAATGGAAGTAGCGCGTTTTGCTACCATAGCCCACGTGCATGATGAAATTGTGGTGCAGTGCCACAAAGACGATGCCGAGCAGGTAAAACAACGTATGCGTAAAATAATGTGCGCCTCACCTAGCTGGTGTGCGGATTTACCCTTAGATGTTGAAATTAAAGTTATGGCACGCTATGGAAAGTAGTAAACTAATAGTCCATAAAAGCGAAAAGCCACGATCCCGTGCAGAGCGTGGCTTTTCTAACCAAATAATTAACGGAGAATTAAATGGCTGATGCGATTCTAACGCAAAAACGTCTTAAGGAAGTCCTAAGCTATTGCCAATCATCGGGTATGTTTGTATGGAAAAACCCTAAAAGCAACCGCGTTGTAAAAGGTGATACCGCAGGCGCTAAAGATCATTACGGCTATATCGTCATTCGCATTGATGGTGTGCTTTATAAAGCGCATCGTTTGGTTTGGCTTTATGTGCATGGCGCTATGCCTAATGGTAATCTTGACCATATTAACCGCATCAAAGATGATAACTGCGTGTCGAATTTAAGAATTGCGAATCAATCGCAAAATATGCACAATCTTGACGGCGAGCGTGGCGTGTCATGGGATAGCGCAAGGTCAAAGTGGTGCGCTCGAATCAAAGTAAACTACAAGACTATTCACCTTGGTAGATTTGCAAATAAGGCGGACGCAATAGCGGCGCGCAAACAAGCTGAGTTAGCTCTATAAAAGAAAAAGCCCCCTAGGTTTTAATCTAGGGGGCTAACCTCACGAAAGGTAGTCCAGATGAACTTTGTAGAATATATCACGAACCTAGCACCTAATGGTGAAACAGCCCTTGTTGTGCGTCAAAAACCACAGTTAGATGGTAACGGGCAATTACAGACCCATGCTGATGGCACGATTAAATGCACATGGCCTGCGTTCCTACCAACCGCTAAGGTCAAGAAGGATTGGGCAATTTACGGCAATACAGGCTCGTTTATTCTTGATCGCTTTGCCGATGGCAAGGTGTCAGCGTCAAGCGCCAATTGCGAATACGTCCTTGTGATGATGTTAGATGACATCGGCACCAAGTCTAAAGAGCCACCACTTGCGCCCACTTGGATCATGGAAACGTCCGAAGGTTCATACCAATGGGGCTATGCTTTTAAAGAGCAACCAACCAAGGGCGACTTTACCGCAGCCATCAAAGCGATTGCTAAGGCAAGCTACACAGATCCAGGCGCAACTAACGCAGTGCGTAATTTTCGTTTGCCAGGATCAATCAACTTAAAGCCAGGGCGCGCTAACTTTGCGTCAGTTTTGGTAGAGTTTCACCCTGAGCGTGAATACAACCTTGAAGATATATGTGTCGCTCTAGCTGTCACACCTGATCCTGCTGATACGGCAACCAACGTAGCCATTCGCCTTGCTGACACAGGCAAGGACTCAGTTGTTACATGGCTTAACGAGCAAGGGCTAATCATGTCACCGGCGAATGGCGAAGGTTGGATGGGCATCGTTTGCCCTAACAACGCAGAGCATACCGATGGCAACATTGAAGGTCGGTACAAACCCTTAGATCGTTCGTTCTGTTGCTTGCATGGTCATTGCGTGGACTTTAGTTCGCAGATGTTTTTAGATTGGGTAGCGGATAATGGTGGCCCGACTGTATCGCATGGCTTGCGTGATGAGTTGCTAGCGGAGAAAATGAAAGATACCTTGTCTAAGCTAACACCTAACGATATTTACCGCGATACGGCTGCCGAACTCATTGCTGAAGTTGAGCGTAAAGAACTAGGACGCATCGAGAAGGCTGAGTGGTATTCTCGCTTTGCTTACATTCAAGACGATGAGTCCTACTTTGATATGCAAGACCGCCGCGAAGTAAGCCGTCAAACCTTTAACGCCCTGTTCCGTCATACCGCCTGCAAGAGTATTCATACAGGGCGCAAAGTAGAAGCGTCTATTTGCTTTGATGAGAATCGTCAAGCGATGGGCGCGAAGGCTTTGGTTGGTGTTACTTACGCTGCCGGTGAAGATGTGATCGTGTCCCGTGATGGTGATCTATATGGCAACCGCTGGCGTGATGCCCGCCCACAATTAGAAAACCCGTCTGCTGACATCTCTATGTGGCTAAAGCATTGTCAAGAGCTAGTGCCTGAGCCTGATGAGCTAGAGCATATATTTGATGTGATGGCCTTTAAGGTGCAACACCCTGAGATTAAGATAAACCACGCTATCCTTCATGCTGGCGATCAAGGAAGCGGCAAAGATACCTTTTGGGCGCCGTTTATATGGGCTGTCTGCGGTAATCACTCTAAAAATCGCGGCATTATGGACAATAACAGCGTCAATAGCCAATGGGGTTATCAGCTAGAGTCAGAAGTATTGATTATTAACGAGCTAAAAGAGCCTGATGCCGCGACCCGTCGCCAGCTTGCTAACCAACTCAAACCAATTATTGCTGCCCCGCCTGAGATGCTACCAATCAACCGCAAGGGCTTGCACCCTTACATGATGGCAAACCGCCTGTTCGTACTGGCGTTTAGTAATGATCCCGTGCCGATCTCGCTAGATAGCCAAGACCGCCGGTGGTTTTGCGTCTGGTCGGCTGCGCCCCGTATGGACTCAAACAAGGCCAAGAAAATGTGGGACTGGTATCGTGCCGGCGGGTTCGCTGCTATTGCGGATAATCTTAAAAAGCGTGATGTATCCCGTTTTAATCCTAGCGCGCCGCCGATGTGGACTGAGTTCAAGGCCAATCTAGTAGAGCATGGCATGAGCATGGCCGAGAGCTTCCTAGTAGAGATGATGCGCGAGCGCCGGGGCGAGTTTGCCGCGGGCGTTATCGGATCACCATTCCACAGCTTATGTGACCGCGTGGCCGGTACGGCGCCCGCAGGCGTTAAGGTACCCCAGGCCGCGCTATTGCATGCGCTCAAGGAAGCGGGCTGGATTGATTGCGGGCGCCTTATGGCCCGCGATTATCCCGCCAAGAAACATATATTCGCTGCGCCTGATATCGCCCAGGCCATGAGTAAATCCGAGCTACGGCGCGCCGTTGAATCGCCACCAAGCCCGCACCTCGTGCGCGTTAAGTAAAGAAAAGGCCCGCGTATAGCGGGCCGATTCATTAGGGGCGCAGGGACTGCGCTATAACTCCCATAATAGAATTAAAAGCTCTACAGTTAATAGAATTAAAATATAAATCATAAGGCCGCCCGCTTCTCAACTTGGCCATTAACTAAGCGCGCGAAGCTCTTAGCTTTATAGCTACTTGAAAAGCGCCGGCAGGCCTGCGATTCAATCCCGCCCAGGAAGGTAATATAAATAACTCTATACATTACAGGCCCCCCAGTATTTGATTAATTACATTGCGGGCCGCGTTGATGTCATGCCAGGCTGCGCGGCCTTCATTGTCGCGGGCATTCAAAGCGGCATTGTGCAAAATCATATCTACAGTAGTTAAGCGGGTTTCTAGGGTTTGCTTAATTAGGTTTTGATTGAATGCGCGGTTATCTTCCAGGACTTGCTGCAATACTCTTAAATCACTTGTGGAATAGTTCATTTTTTACCTTTACTTTAGTGGATTGATTGAATGCTAAAAACCCGCGCGGCCTTCTTGGCTTGCGTACCATGCGCCGGGAATCCAATAATGGCCGTCCGGTTACTAATTGCGCATAATTTGCACGTGCTGCAGCTTACATCGTCGCGAATTGTGGCCGGGCATACTACAATTTTCCGGCCGCTTGGCGTATTCGTATTTTCGCGTTGATCTATAGGAAGCACTGTAACTACAGGGCCAAGGCCCAGCGCGGCCAAGGTATCGGCATGCGCGGGAGTGTTAGCGCTTAGGTTTACAGTAAATCCAAAATCATTAGCGCCCTTTATATAGGCGCTATTGCGCCCGTTTGCCGGGTTATAGTGCGTATAAGTAAAGCCCCGGCGCCCCTTATTGGCTTTGACTAGATCGCCCAGGGCTGCGCCGTCAATCTCTAGGCCATTACCTGGTAAATCCCCGGCCTGATTATGGCGCCATAATTGACCGTCCGGCAGCGCTGCGATTTTGTCGCAAAAATCCGCGAATTCGTCGCCGCGATCGCCGCGGGTTACGGCGGCCCAGTGTAATGCAAGCGGCCCGCTGCCGGCATAGCAGCCTTGAGAATTATTAAATGGGCATTCAGGCGGGCAGGTTTTGGCGCTGGTTGTGCTTACTGGTATTGGCCCGGTTTTTACATTGCTAGATTTTGGGGTTAAATGATATTTATTCATTAGTTGATTACCTTCACAATAAATTGATTATTCAAAAATTCAGAGCTGCAGCCCTGGGCGCGAATTTTGGCCTTTATGGCCTCTTCTGTTATGGCCGCGGCGCTTTGTCGCATTGTGCGCGCCGTGATTTTGTAAGGTTTATCCCAGCCGCCTATATTTAAATGCATATAGTAGGCCGTATCAAAATAATCCGTCATTGCGTCGCTGCGATCATAATATCCGGCGGCCTTGAGCGCCTGGGCGCATTCCTGCAGCACCTGCAGCGCTTCGCCGCTAAAATGATCCTCTAACCAATACAAATTAACTTGCATATGGCCCTTATCATGGCCCGGCAGCTCGAAAGTTTTCCCGGTCTTATCCCTAAAATTAGCGATTAGATCCACTGGGCCGGCGCTTATTGTGCAAGCGATCGCCATGTGATTTTCTACGCGCAGCGAATACTTAAACCCGCGGGCCTTAAGTACTTTATCCATTGCGGCCTTGATAATGCTTTTCTTTTCCTGATTCATGTAAGCCATGATTAAAATCCCCCAGTGCGTAGAATGTAAATTGTCATTAGGCCAGCGCCTAGAATTGCGCCCAGGGCGCAGCTTAATAAAATCTCGGATAATTTAGGGCCGCGCATTATTTTGCCCCTTGTGCAGCAGCTGCCGCGCTTAGCTCTTCAGCGAGCTGAATATTTCGATCCATAGCAGGGCCAGCGCGCCAGTGCTCTATAAAATCCAAACCGCCGCGATCATAAGCGGCCATTATTGAATCTTGCGTAAAACTAGCAGCGCCTGGCGCTATTAGATACTCAAGGCCGCGATCAATATCAACAAATAGAATGCTGCCGTCGTCCAATTGAGCGGCGGCGATACGTTGACCGGCTTCGGAATACTGGCGGCCAGTGTTAAAAACTAGGGTTTTTGTGAGAGTGTGCATCGTTTTTACCTTTACTTTAGTTAAGTTTCTTGTTTTCCCCGAAGGGATGGTTAGGTTATCACAAAAATAGAGAGCGTAAACAATTTATTTACAGTTTATTGAAAATAAACAACGCGGGCGGGATTTGTCGGTCATGTAGTCAATTTGTAGTCAATTTGTAGTCATTGCATGACCTGGGCGCGGCGGCTTATAAAGCCTAGGATTTTTGGGGTTTGTCGGTCATGTAGTCATTAATTATAGATATATAGCTAATTTGTATATATGTTAGTAAGTACTTACATACAATGTTATAAGCCAGCGATTATTTTCGCGTGACTATATGACTACATGACCTACATTTTCAAGAGCGCCCCCAGCGCCATGCCAAAAATTGTAGGTCATGTAGTCATCTAAAAACTATTTGACTACATGACAGACAATCCCCAGGCCATTAGCCACGCGCCCAAAATAAAAAAGGGAAAAGGGAAACAATGACCGCGCCCAAATTAAGATGACTACATGGCTACATGACAGACAATCCCCGAGCTGTAAAGTAAGGGTAAACCCCTAGCCTGAAACTTCTTGCCTATTTTTTAGACCCCCCCCCTAGGGCCTTGGCTAACAGCCGGTCTGCTGCGGAGGTATCACGAACAATTTTTATTTTTTATGCAGATAGCCCCTATGCCCTTTTATTGAATAGTGATAACATCACGCTATGTTTGTATCCTTTCCTTATGAACCTCGTAAGCTGCAAGCTACAGAGTCACGGCTTGAAGCAATCAAGAAAGCCGCCAAGCTCGGCCTTAAGGGAGATTCGTTGGCGTTAGCAGCTGGTATGCTCCCCACCGAATATCGTCAGTTAGTACAGTTTGATCCGATTGCTGAATGGGCAGAATTAACAGGCAGAGCCGAAGGTGAATATGAAGCTAGCGAACTCTTGCATACTGCTGCACAAAACGGTGACTCCCGTGCAGCCCTCGCAATCTTGCAAAACGTCCACGGATGGGTTGCCAAACAACAACTATCCATCGACGTCGAACAGCGCATCTCCATCACCGCTGCTCTCGAGCAAGCGCAAACCCGCGTCATCGACGCCCTCACTCACACCGAGCCTGAGAGCGTAACCTATACTGAGGTGCCAAATGCACGACTAACCACTAAACAAAAGAAAGCAGCGTAATGGCTACTAATGCACTGGCGCCTGCGCCCGTCAATGCGCTAAACGTATTAGCGACAGCGCCTCAGAACGAAATAGATCCTTTTGACTTTACCGCAACGCACAACACTAAGTTGTCGCCAAAAGAAGAAAAAGCGTTTATGGCATGGGCTGATAAAACAGGCAAGATTAAGGATCTGTACGACTATGATCTGCGTGGCTTTTGGAAGTCTGGCGCGGGTATGGCTGAGAATGGGCATGGTACAGATACGTTTAAGAAACCAAACCATCCGACGTTTAGCGACCAAAGTCAATTTCATTCGCCTGATACGCCTGGTGGTACTTGGTCAGAAACACCGCAAGGTCAGACTGTGTTTACACCTTCAGATTACAATTTACAAAATATGCCTGCGCCTGCCCTTCAACAGTATTTTCAAAAGGTTGAGCCAAACGTCTTGCTCAATATGCCAGCACAATAATGCAAACTACCCGCTATTCCGCGCAAGATGAACAAGAACTCATGGCGCGGCTTTGGTCGCCAAGCATCAAAGACAACCCGCTAGCGTTTGTGATGTTTGCGTTTCCTTGGGGACAAGCGGGTACACCGCTAGAACACTTCACTGGCCCACGTAAGTGGCAGCGTCAGGTGTTGAACGACCTAGGCGAGCATATCAAAGCGAACAACGGCAAGCTGGACTTTGACGTACTACGTTTGGCTATCGCCTCTGGGCGTGGTATTGGTAAGTCAGCCCTCGTCAGTTGGCTAGTACTGTGGATGATGACTACGCGCATTGGCTCGACAGTCATTGTGTCCGCTAACAGCGAAAGCCAGCTACGCAGTGTCACTTGGGCTGAGATCACTAAGTGGTCGTCCATGTCGATCAACACCCACTGGTGGGAGATCAGCGCCACCCGCGTAATGCCTGCTAAGTGGCTGACTGAACTAGTCGAGCGTGACCTTAAGAAAGGCACCCGCTACTGGAACTTAGAAGGACGGCTGTGGTCGGCTGAGAACCCCGACTCGTTCGCCGGTGTGCATAACTACGATGGGGTAATGGTCGTGTTCGATGAGGCCAGCGGTATTGACGACTCGATTTGGGCGGTAACCAGTGGCTTCTTTACAGAGAACACACCCAACCGTTTCTGGTGTTGCTTTTCTAACCCACGTCGCAATACAGGCTACTTCTATGAAGCCATTGAAGGTAGCAAGCGTGACTTTTGGCAATCTAGGCAGGTAGACGCTAGGGATGTCGAAGGCACCGATAAGAACGTGTATAACCAGATCATTGAAGAATATGGCCCTGACTCCTACCAAGCGCACGTTGAAGTGTACGGTTCGTTCCCCTCAGAAGGTGACGATCAGTTCATATCGTCAACGCTAGTAGATGACGCCATGAAACGGGACAAATGGCAAGACGACTCCGCGCCCATCGTCATTGGCGTTGACCCAGCCCGCTTTGGTTCTGACTCAACCGTCATCGCTGTGCGCCAGGGCAGGGACATCGTAGAGATTCGCAAGTTTAAGGGCGACGATACGATGGTAGTGGTCGGCCATGTGATTGAAGCCATTGAGCAGTACAGCCCAGCAGTCGTAGCCATTGACGAAGGTGGTCTTGGCGCAGGTGTGGTTGACCGACTCAAAGAACAACGCTACAAGATACGGGGTGTGAACTTTGCCAATAAGAGCCGCAACCCCATGATGTACGGCAACATGAGGGCGCAGATATGGGGGCAGATGAAGGATTGGCTCAAGAACGCATCCATCCCCAAGGAAAAAACGCTCAAGACTGACCTGATTAGCCCGCTGATGAAGCCTGACTCTAAGGGCGCCATCTACTTGGAGTCCAAAAAAGACATGAAAGCGCGTGGATTAGCCAGCCCAGACAGTGCAGACGCTATAGCGCTGACCTTTGCGTTTCCTGTTGCAAACCGTGAAAGTCGTACTACAATCCGTAAACAAACGTATCAATCGCAAAGCGCAGCCCTTAACTCATGGATGGGGAGCTAATATGTGGAAAACTGTTTTAGAACTTTTTAACTTTGGCCGTAAAAAGCCTAAACTCAAGGAGCAACCATGCCTCTCAAAAAAAGCACCAGCAAAGAAGCCTTCAAGTCGAACATTCGCGCAGAAGTCAAAGCCGGTAAACCCGTCAAGCAAGCGGTCGCCATCGCCTACAGCGAAAAAGCCCAAGCCTCTAAAAGCAAAAGCAAAGGAAAAAAATAATGGCTAAGTTACCTACTAAAACACGTAATTCTTTGGCTAAATCCGAGTTTGGTATGCCAGGCGAGCGTAAATATCCCATGCCTGACCGCGCCCACGCTGCAAATGCGAAAGCCCGTGCAAGCCAAGAAGTGAAAGCTGGCAAACTATCGCCATCAAGCAAATCCAAAATTGATACCAAAGCAAACAAAATTCTCGCAAAGAAAAAATGAGCCTAAAACCATTAAGTAACTGTGTCTTGATTCGTCAAGACACAGAAAAATTATCTGAATTAATTGTTTTACCCCAAAGCAAGTTATTTAGCGGTATCATTGTGGCAATTGGTGAAGGTAAAAAGAACCCAAAAGGGTTCCTTGAGCCTATGAGCGTCAAAGATGGCGACCATGTGCTATTCGGTGAATTTTCCGGGCAAAAGGTCACCGTCGATGGTGAAGAACTATTAATGATGCGCGAAGGCGATATTATAGGGATATTAGATGGGTTACGATCAGACTAGCATGAATATCGTCGGCAAAGTAGCCGACACAGGTAGTAATCCCACCACTACTCCAAATGAGCAGTCTGACACGCTTTCAACGATGCGCCATCGCTTTCAAATGGCAATGTCTGCGTACTCTGAGTCCCGTGAGGACGAGTTAGATGACCTTCGGTTTATGGCTGGTTCTCCAGATAACCAATGGCAATGGCCTGCTGACGTATTGGCAACTCGCGGATCTGTCCAAGGACAGACCATTAACGCAAGACCTTGCCTTACGATCAATAAGCTGCCTCAGCACGTCAAACAAGTAACAAACGAACAACGTCAAAATCGACCCTCTGGAAAAGTGATCCCTGCGGACGACAAAGGCGATGTAGAAGTAGCGGAAATTTTTGAAGGTATGGTTCGCCATATCGAGTATATGTCTGACTCCGATGTAGTCTATGACACGGCTTGCGAAAACCAAGTGACCTACGGCGAAGGGTACTTCCGTATTTTGACCGAGTTTTGTACCGATAACTCTTTTGACCAAGACATCCGCTTAGGTCGTATTCGTAACGCATTTAGCGTGTACATGGATCCGATGATCCAAGACCCTGCTGGTTGCGACGCTGAATGGTGTTTCATTAGCCAAGATATTGAAAAAGATGCGTACGAGCGTCAGTATCCTGATGCCGCGCCCATCACATCCATTATGTCCCAAGGTGTAGGTGATGATTCCCTGTCCCAATGGATTAATGAAAACACAATTCGTATTGTTGAGTATTTCTACTATACGCACACCCCGACTAAGCTTAATTTGTACCCAGGCAATCAAGCGTTTTACGAAGGCAGCCCTGAAGATAAGCAAATGAAGCAGCATGGGCTAAAACCGGTCAAAACTCGTACTGTGGATGTTAAAAAGGTCATGTGGATGAAGTCCAATGGCTATGAAGTGCTACAAGAACAAGTATGGGCGGGTAAATGGATCCCTGTCATTCGTGTCATTGGTAATGAATTTGAAGTAGATGGTCGCATTTATGTGTCAGGATTGGTCAGAAATGCCAAAGATGCACAACGTATGTACAACTACTGGGTATCTCAAGAGGCAGAAATGCTTGCTTTGGCTCCAAAAGCACCGTTTATCGGTTATGGCGGTCAATTTGAAGGCTATGAACAACAATGGAAAACCGCTAACACGACCAATTGGCCGTATTTAGAGGTAAACCCTGACGTAACTGATGGATTGGGTAGCACATTACCCCTTCCACAACGCGCAGCCCCACCTTTGGCACAAACTGGTCTTATTCAAGCCAAAATGGGCGCGTCTGATGATATCAAGTCCACTACTGGACAGTATGACTCGAGCTTAGGCGCCACAAGCAACGAACGCTCGGGTAAAGCTATTATGGCTCGCGAGAAACAAGGCGATGTAGGTACTTACCATTATGGCGATAACCTGACTAAAGCAATTCGCTTTGCAACCCGTCAGTTAATCGACCTCATCCCTAAGATTTACGATACAGAGCGCGTTGCTCGCATCGTAGGTGTGGATGGCGAAGTGTCTATGGCAAAGATCAACCCAGACCAGCCTGAGCCAGTGAAGAAAATCGTTGACCAACAAGGCATTGTGGTTGAAAAAATCTACAATCCGAGTGTTGGTGTCTATGATGTCGTGGCTACTACAGGCCCAGGCTACATGACTAAGCGTCAAGAAGCTATGGATGCAATGGCTCAGATTCTTCAAGGTAATCCTGAGCTATGGAAAGTGGCTGGCGATCTATTTGTTAAAAATATGGATTGGCCTGGCGCCCAAGAGTTATCTGAGCGTTTGGCTAAAACGATTGATCCGAAATTGCTTGCCGTTGGCGACGAAGATCCAGCCTTGGCTGCGGCTCAACAACAAATTCAAGCTATGTCTGGCGAAATGGACGCAATGCACAAAATGTTGCAGAATGTCAGCCAATCAATCGAAATGCAGGACTTGGAGCGTAAAGACTTTGAAGCGCAGATCAAGCTGTATGACGCTGAAACCAAGCGGGCTGTTGCTATGGCTGCCGCTATGACTCCTGAGCAGATCCAAGACATTGTGTTGGGCACCGTACATGGCATGATGACTACTGGCGATTTAGTGACTGAAATGCAACGCGATACTTCGCAAGATATGCAAGAAGAAGAAGCTAAAGAACAGCAAATGGAACAGCCACAAGGCCAACCACCGCAAGGAATGATGCAAGAGCCAGGCGAAGCCCCTGAAGCACAAGGGCTAAATGAGCAACAAGAGCCAAATGAGCCACCACAAGGGATGCCACAATGAAAGCCGCCGATTTTGTAGGAATCTTGTTTTTAGCTCGTGATGTGACTCATTCCGTTCATCTGAACACCCGTAGCTACTCAAAACATAAAGCTTTAAACAAGTTTTATGACGAAATTATTGAAGCTGCTGATGATTTTGCAGAAGCGTATCAAGGTCGTCATGGTTTGATTGGCCCAATTAGCCTAATGTCCGCTAAAAAAACTAGCAATGTCATTGAGTTTTTAGAAGGGCAACTTGCCGAGATTGAATCAGTACGATACGATGTTTGCGATAAAGCAGATACTTCAATGCAACAGTTAATTGATAATATTATTCAACTTTACCTATCTACCCTATATAAATTACGCTTCTTGGCATAATGGCAATAACCGTCAACCATTCCACTCCTGCTGACGGCTCTTTCAGCGCTGAAGGCGCTGTTGCTTGGAACGCCAATCATAGTTTGGTTGGCTTAGGAACAATGGCTGAACAAAATGCTAATGCTATAGCAATTACAGGTGGTTCAATTGATGGAACACCTATCGGCGTAAGCGTTGCAAGTACTGGCGCCTTTACTTCACTCGTAGCTACATCGGGTGTTGGTGGGGGTGCATTTTAATGGGGCCATTTTTTAATGGAAGTTTCTTTGCAGGTGGCTTTTTTGAGGGTATTATTGTAGCCACTGAGCAATTATGGATTAAAATCCGTACATTCACGGAAAGAGGAAGATTCTAATGTCTATCAATTTAAAAGCAATTACCGTTTGTATCGGTTATCAACAAATTACTAGCTTAAGCTCTGCTGTTGGGCTTACTGTACCTACAATGGATAAAACAGGCTTAAAACAAATGCCTACCATTGCAATAATTACACCTTTGACCGGCAATGTGCGTTGGCGCGATGATGGCACTGCGCCTACTGCTTCTGTTGGTATGCCTTTGGCTGCTGGCGTGACTTTGCAATATGACGGCAACTTAAATGGTATTCAATTTATTAATAATGGCGGTACCGCCGAACTCAACATTAGCTATTACGCTTAAGGGTGATATATGAACATTTCTAGTGACACTGGCGGTATTGATTCTAGTGCATTTCTTGACTATATTGCCAAACAGTTCCCATCCGATTTAGCTCAAATGGTCGCTTTACGCGACGAATTGGCAAAACGTCAAGGTGCTATTAGCGCTGTTGATGATGCAAATAAAAAGCTTGCGGATGCTGATGTCTATGCACAAAACATCAAAGCTCAAGCTGATGCGCTTTTGGCAACTGCTAAAACTGCTAGCGCCGATTCACAAGATAAACAAGCGCTATTAGATGCCCGTGAAAAAGACTTAACTGCGCTTGAAAATCAAGCTGTTGCTGATAGCGCTGCTACTGCTAAAGATGTAGCGGCTAAAGAAGCTTCATTGACTGCGCGTGAAGATGGTCTAGCTCAAGCTCAAGCAGCATTAATCGCTAGTCAAGCTAAACTCGCTTCAGATCAAACCGCGCTTGATGCAAGAGTTAAAGCTTTACAAGATAAGATAGCTTCGATTAATATTTAATAAATAAAACTGTACTGGTGCAGATCACCAGGGTTTCTAAGGAAACATCGAAATGGACGAAAGTCAAGAAGTAGTACCAGCGGAAGTAACCGCGCCAGAACAGGTGGCAACGGCTGCACCTGAAGCTGAAGAAGTAGCGCCGGAAGCAGTAGAGCCAGCAGCAGAAGCACCCAAGACCTTCTCACAAGAAGAACTTGATGCCGCTATTGGTAAACGACTTGCTAGAGAACAACGTAAGTGGGAAAGAGAACAGGCAGCTAGAGCCGTGGAAACACAAGCTCGAAAAGCTCCAGTAGAAATCCCGCCGATTGAGCAGTTTAATTCGCCTGATGAATATGCTGATGCTTTGGCAGAAAAGAAGGCAGAAGAATTGCTTGCTAGGCGTGAACAAGCTAGGATGCAGTCTGAGATCATTGAGTCCTATCACGACAAAGAAGAAGATGCGCGGATTAAATACGATGACTTTGAACAAGTTGCGTACAACCCCAAACTTCCAATCACTGACGCGATGGCTCAAACGATTCAAGCTTCAGATGTTGGCCCCGACATGGCTTATTACCTAGGGTCTAATCCGAAAGAAGCCGATCGTATTTCACGTTTATCGCCACTCCAGCAGGCCAAAGAATTAGGGAAAATTGAGGCTAAATTAGCTGATAATCCCGTAGTAAAAAAGACTTCGAGCGCCCCAGCACCAATTGCTCCGATTACGGCGAGATCCACTGGATCTCCAGCAACAGACACAACGGATCCTCGTGCCATTAAAAGCATGACGACTTCAGAGTGGATTGAAGCTGACCGCCAACGTCAGATCAAAAAGTGGGAAGCGCAGAGAAACCGCTAACTATTTTTTAATTAGGACTTTATTATGTCAAATTCGATCTTAACCATCGACATGATCACAAGAAAAGCTCTCGAGATCCTTGAGAACAATCTTGTTATCACACGTAACGTAAACCGCCAGTATGATGACTCCTTCGCTGTTGAAGGTGCCAAAATTGGTTCCACTCTCCGTATTCGCTTACCAGACCGCGCTTTGGTAACTGACGGTGCCGCCTTGCAAGTTCAAGACGACAACGAACAGTACACAACTTTGACTGTAGCGTCACAAAAGCACATTGGTGTTAACTTCACCTCTGCTGAATTGACAATGCAGTTAGATGACTTTGCAGAACGTGTTTTGAAACCACGTATCTCTCAGTTGGCTTCTTCTATTGATAACGATGTAGCAAACAGCTACAAAGCTATCTATCAGTCAGTTGGTACTCCTGGCACTACTCCTGCTACTTCTTTAGTTCTGTTGCAAGCTCAACAAAAACTGAACGAAGCTGCTGCTGTTATGTCCCCACGTTACGCTACTGTTAACCCAGCAGCCAACGCAGGTTTGGTTGAAGGCATGAAAGGTCTGTTTAATCCTACAGACACAATTAGCCGTCAATTCAAGAATGGCATGATGGGTATGGGCGTATTGGGCTACGAAGAAATCAACATGAGCCAGTCTATTATTCAGCATACAACTGGTGTGACTCCAACTGCACCTATCGTAGCTACTACTGTATCTGCTCAAGGTTCTACTTCATTGGCAATTAGCTTTACAAGTGGTTCACCAACATTTAACGTAGGCGACGTATTTACTATTGCTAGCGTTTATGCTGTTAACCCACAAACCCGTCAATCAACTGGATCATTGCAACAGTTCGTTGTAACAGCGCCTGTTACTGTTTCTTCTGGCACAACTGCCACTTTGACAGTATCTCCAGCGATGTATACATCAACTAATGCTTTGGCAACAATTGATTCTTTCCCTGCTGCTAACGCTGCCTTGACTTTCCTTGGTGGTTCTGCAACTCAGTACGCACAAAACTTGATCTATCATAAAGATGCGATCACTTTTGCAACTGCTGACTTATTATTGCCACAAGGTGTTGACATGGCTTCACGTCAAGTTCACAACGGTATTTCTATGCGTGTTGTTCGCCAATACGATATTAATAATGACCGTTTACCTTGCCGTATTGACGTTTTATACGGTTACTCAGCCATTCGTCCAGCAATGGGCGTTCGGATGTGGGGTTAAACCTAATTGCCTCCGCTAACGCGGGGGCTTTTTAAATCAATTTTTTAAGGAATTAATATCATGGCACTTCCAAATGGCGCAGGTGGTTATCAAGTTGGTGATGGTAACTTATCAGAAGTAACTCTCGGAGTTCAAACAACACCCGTAGCTAAGACAGCCGCAGCAACTTTAACTGCTGCTGAATTAGCAAACGGCATTATTACTTATACTGGCGCAGCCGTAAACTTGACAGTACCTTTGGGTGCTGACTTGGATACCGCTTTTACAAGTATGAAAACTAATAGTTCTTTTGACTTCAATATTATCAATATTGGCGGTACAAATGCTGCTACTGTTACAGCTAATACTGGTTGCACACTAGTTGGCGTAGCGGCTGTCGCTGCAAACTCGGCTTGTACATGGCGTGTTAGCAAAACTGGTACAGCTACTTACGTGTTCTACCGTATTGCTGGTTAATGTAATATCCCGCCCTTCGGGGCGGGTTTTTAAAAGGAAAAATCATGCCAAATACCAAAGCTGTTGGCGTTGCGTATAGCGACCCTCAATTTGATAGTTTGACCGTTACGGGCGCTTCGGCTCTTGCTGCTGTTACTGCTACTAGCGTTACCACATCCGGTACTGCTGCTGCTGGTAATGCTGTCGCTTCACTTTACTTTTTAACTACTGCTATTACTGCTAACACTACTACAACTACCGCTGCTGTTGGTTCTATTGCTACTACTAGCAATGCAACTGGTACTGGAAAGTTGTTTGTATCTGATGGTTCTAAATGGCAATTCGCTGTTGTAGCATAATAAAATAGGGGGCTTGTCCCCCTATCTAAATGGAAAAATAATGCCTATAATTTATTTAAAGCACCCTATTCATGGCACTAAAGTTGCTACAATAGACGCCGAAGCAGATTATGATGAAGCACAAGGTTGGAAACGCTACGATCTGAATACGCAGTCAGAAAAAGTAGAAGAAATGGTAGAAGAATTACTTGCGGCTCCTGTCAATACACTGGATGTAAAAAGACGTCGTAAAACCGCAGAGTAAGGAGTTGTTATGGCTACTACCGCCGCCGATCAGATAAATGGAGCGCTACGCTTAATCGGGATGCTTGCCGAAGGCGAAACGCCTTCTGCTGCTACGGCTCAAGATTCCCTTTCCGCTTTGAATCAAATGATTGATTCATGGAATACCGAACGTCTTTCAACTTTTTCTACCCAAGATCAAGTATTTACTTGGCCTGTAAATACAATTCATAGAACATTAGGTCCTACAGGTGATTTTGTAGGTAATCGTCCTATTTTGTTAGATGATTCGACTTATTTTATAGATCCTTCAAACGGTATTTCGTTTGGTATTAAGATTATTAATCAGCAACAATACGATGGTATTGCGGTTAAAACCGTGACTTCCACTTATCCACAAGTCATGTGGATCAACATGGATTACCCTAATATTGATATGTATGTCTACCCAGTGCCTACAAAAGCGTTACTTTGGCACTTTGTTTCAGTTACAGAACTAACTCAGCCAGCTAGTCTTTCAACTACTTTGGCGTTTCCTCCAGGCTATTTAAGAGCGTTTAAATACAACTTGGCTTGTGAGATCGCCAATGAGTTTGGTGTAGAGCCACCACCCAATGTGGCTCGTATTGCAATGGCTTCTAAACGTACTCTCAAGCGTATTAATAATCCTGACGACATCATGTCCTTGCCTTACAGCATTGTTGGCACTCGTCAGCGCTTTAACATTTTTGCCGGTAACTACTAATGCTGACGCCGATTTTAGGCCAAGCTTATGTAGCTCGGAGCGTAAATGCTGCGGATAACCGTATGGTCAACTTGTTTCCCGAGGCTATTCCCGAAGGTGGAATGACTAGCGGGTTTCTTAACCGCGCCCCTGGCTTGCGTTTACTAGCTACCATAGGCACTGGCCCCATCCGTGGTTTTTGGACTCATTCTACGGGTGGTTTAGATGCTTACGTGGTATCGGGCAATAAGTTCTATAAGATTCAAACGGATTACACCTATACGCTTTTAGGTACAGTTAGTGGCACTGGCCCCGTGTCTATTGCCGATAGCGGTACTCAGATATTTCTTGCGTGTAATCCTGATGCTTATGTTTACACCGAGTCAACCAATACGTTTGAACAGATTACTGACCCTGACTTTGCTGGCGCGGCTACGGTTTGCTACATTGACGGCTATTTTGCGTTTAACCAGCCAAATACGCAGATTATTTGGGTTACTGGTATTTTTGACGCCACACACATTGATCCTTTAGCTTTTGGCGCTGCTGAAAGTTCTCCCGATCAAATTATAGCAGTTGTATCCAATAACCGTGAGGTTTGGGTATTTGGTCAAGGCACAATTGAGGTTTGGTACGACGCTGCCGTAATCCCGTTCCCATTAGCCCCAATCCAAGGAGCTTATAATGAAATTGGTTGCTTGGCTCCGTTTTCTATTGCTAAACTTGATAACAGCATATTTTGGCTTGGCTCTGATCCTCGTGGTTATGGTATTGTCTATCGTAATCAAGGTTATACAGGCAAACGTGTATCTACCCATGCCGTAGAGTACGCTATTCAAAGTTACGGTGATATTACCGACGCAGAAGCCTATACCTACCAAGAAGAAGGTCATGCTTTCTATGTATTGAACTTCCCAACAGCCAACGCTACTTGGGTTTATGACGTGGCTACGGGTGCTTGGCATGAACGTGCAAGCTGGAATAATGGCTCTTTTATGCGCCATCGTGGTCAATGTCAAATGAACTTCAATAGTCAAACTATTGTCGGCGACTTTGAAAACGGCAATATTTATGCCCTTGATTTAGATGTCTATTCCGATAACGGTGATATTCAAAAATGGGTTCGCTCATGGCGCCCATTGCCTGCTAATCAGAACAATATGAAGCGTACTGCCCAACATACCCTTCAATTGGACTGCCAATCAGGTGTTGGCCTCAATTTAGGACAAGGGCAAGACCCACAGGTCATGCTTCGTTGGTCTGATGATGGCGGCCATACGTGGTCTAGCGAACATTGGATTTCAATGGGTAAGATTGGCGAATATGGCTATCGTGCTATTTGGCGTCGCCTTGGCATGACTACCAAGCTACGTGACCGCATTTACGAGGTATCAGGTACAGATCCTAATAAAGTCGTTATTGTGGGCGCTGAATTATTCCTCAGCGGCACAAACACAAATGGCTGACATTACCGTACTACCGTCAGCTAAAGTACCGCTGATTTACCCTGACACGAATACGATGTCAACCGAGTGGTATCGGTTTTTTTGGAATATCTACGGCTACACCGCAACAGGCGCTATTCCCGTATCCAAAGGCGGTACAGGCTTAAATACGATTGGTAACCATGAAATTATCATTGGTAACGCTAATAACGTGTTTGAACCTGCTACTTTGACAGGTAGCGGCATTACGATTAGTTATTCCCCTGGCATCGTTAACCTTGCAATTGGCGCTTCAGGTGTTACGCCAGGTACTTACGGATCTGCGTCCCAAGTTAGCGTATTTACTGTTAATCAATATGGTAGTTTAACTGCGGCGTCAAATGCTTCAATTGCTATTGACGCCAATCAAATTACTAGCGGTACACTTGTTACAGCTAGAGGCGGTACAGGTTTATCAACATTCAGTGCTAATCAGATTTTCTATGCTTCTAATATTAGTACAATGGTTCAATCAAGCAAATTGCTATTTGATGGCAATATCTTGACTTCTACAGGTGGCATCGGTGGGGGCAACTTTTAAATGACAAGCATAGCGAAACATAATAGAATCAGTCTAAATTTAGGAGCTTTTTATGGCCGTTAACCTTTCCCCTGTTGCTGGCGCTGCCGCACAATTTTTTGATAATAGTGGTCAAGTGCTGACTGGTGGCAAAATATACACCTATTTGGCTGGCACAACTACACCTGCGGCTATATATACAACTGCATCTGGTAATATCGCACAACCTAATCCAATTATATTAAACGCGGCTGGTAGAGTGCCTGATAGCGGCGAAATTTGGCTATCTGGAGGCGTATCGTATAAATTTGTACTAAAAGATACAAACGATGTATTAATAGGTACATACGATAATTTACAAGGGCTTCCTTCTGCCGGTTCTCAAGGCTATATTACGGCCACACAAATCCAAACTATTTGCACGGTACCTTTTACATATTTACTTGGGTCAAATTCTTTAAATGTATATGTAAATGGGGCAAAACAAGTAAGTACTTTAAATTACAACGAAACAAACGCAACAACAATTACCTTTGTTAGTGGGTTAAATGTTGGTGATATTGTTGAGTTTGTTCAATAAGGCTAAATAATGGCACAGCCTGGTAACTTTACCCCCATTCTGATCTATGGAAGTAGTACGTCTACAAACGTACCGCTTGCTGCTAATTTAACTAATAGCGCTACTGGGTCAGAAATTGCTATTAACGTAGCAGATAAAAATCTGTTTTTTAAAGACAGCAGCGGTGTTGTTAATACTGTACCTATTCGTCAATCAGGCACTAGTTCTAATGGTTGGTTATCTAGCACCGATTGGAATACGTTTAACGGCAAAGCCCCTGCTACTAGCGGTACATCGCTTTTGTACGGCAATGGCTCAGGTGGATTTAGCAACGTCACTATTGGCACGGGTATTACTTTTGCAGGTGGTACATTATCAGCTACGGGTTCAGGCGGTACAGTTACAAGCGTAACAGGTACATCGCCCGTTGTATCGTCAGGCGGTACAACGCCTGCCATTAGTTTGGCAACAGCTTATGGCGATACATTAAATCCCTACGCTTCTAAAACAGCTAATTATGTATTGGCTTCACCAAGCGGAAGTGCTGGAGTACCAAGCTTTAGAGCGCTAGTAGCTGCTGATCTTCCATCTTTATCGGGTACTTATATACCTTATACAGGTGCAAGCAGCGCAATAGATTTAAATGCACAAACAGTTACTAATATCGCCCATTTAGGCATCAATACAACTAGCGTACCTGACATTCTTTTAAGGGCTTTTGGCGATAACAATTCAGCCTCAAGAATTGCTATCCGTGGATATTCTAGTAATGCTAGCAGTTCATCTATGCGTGTGGCTAAATTTCGAGGCACTTATGCTGCACCACAAGCGCCGCTTAGTGGAGATAGTTTAGGTAAATTTGAATTAGCTGGATATGGCACGACTTCTGCAAATGGCTACCCACAGGCTTCTTATGAAGGTGTAGCTACAGAAAATTGGGGCGCTACTGCTAGAGGTGCAAAGGCTTTATTTTATGTTACCCCAAATACTACAATTACTCAGGCTGTTGCCCTTACGATTGATCAAGATAAATCAGCTACTTTTGCAAGCACAGTAACAGCAACTTCATTTAGTGGTTCAGGTTCAAACCTTACTGGTGTAGTTACAAGCGTCACAGGCACAAGCCCTGTTGTATCCTCAGGTGGTCAAACCCCTGCTATTTCAATGCCAGCGGCCACTACTTCTGTCAGCGGCTATTTAACATCTACCGATTGGAATACATTTAACAATAAAGGTAGCGGAACAGTTACTTCTGTAAGTGGAACTACTGGTCGTATAACCAGTACAGGTGGCACAACCCCTGTAATTGACTTAGCTTCAGGTGTAGCAACGGCTGGCACAACTGGTTCTAGCAGCCTTATTCCTGTAGTCACAATCGACACTTATGGGCGTGTTACAAGTATTACAACTGCTGCAAACCCACAAGGAACTGTAACTTCAGTAACAGGTACTGCTCCTGTCGTGTCTAGCGGTGGAGCAACTCCAGCGATTAGTATGGCTGCCGCCACAGGAAGTGTAAACGGATACCTTACAAGCACAGACTGGACTACCTTTAATAACAAAGGTTCAGGAACAGTTACGTCTGTAGCTGCCTTAACTTTAGGCACAACTGGAACAGATTTAAGTTCTACTGTAGCCAATGGTACGACTACTCCAGTTATTACGCTACAAGTACCTACAGCTTCAGCTACTAATCGCGGTGCTTTAAGCGCTGCTGATTGGGCTACATTTAATGGTAAACAAGCTGCTTTAGTAAGTGGCACTAATATTAAAACTGTTGGTGGCGTGTCTTTGCTTGGCTCGGGCGACGCTGGCACAATTGGCGTTGGTTATGGCGGTACAGGTACGGCTACAGCATTTACTGCTGGTTCAGTACCTTTTGCAGGTGCTTCAGGTGTTTACAGTCAAGACAACGCTAACTTATTTTGGGATAACACCAATAAGCGTTTAGGTATTGGCACTAGTAGTCCTGCAAGTACATTAAATGTTTCTAATAGTGCAAACAGCGCAACAAGTATTACAGTTACAAACTCTAATGGCGGTGCTTCTGCAATAGCAAACGCAAAATTTACTAATGGCACAAGCACTGGTGAATTTGGTCAATTACCAACTGCTTTTGGTGGTTATGGTGTATTAACTGCTGATGCTACATACATCTATGCTGGAAACAATCGACCTCTTCAATTTTCTACTGATAATAATTACATAGCTTTTGGTGCTGGTCCAGGTGCAACAGAGCGTATGCGTATTGACTCTAGTGGCGGCGTATTAATTAACAAAACCGCCAATGCAAGAAGTGCAATGCTTGAAATTACTGGAAGCGGAACTTATCCGGCTGGTATTTCTACCAATGTTTCTGCGGCTGGAAACCCTAACTACGAAGGAAGATTTACCTCTGCAAGTGGAACAGCGTATTTTGGTTACTATATTTACAATGGTTCTGCTGTAGGTCAAATTACTTCTACAGGTTCAGTAACATTATTTACCTCTTTATCAGACCAAAGATTAAAAGAAAATATTGTTGATGCTGGTTCAGGTCTTGCTAAATTAGCTAATATCAAAGTTAGAAGTTTTGATTGGAAAACAAATCAAGAAAAAACAGACTTTGGTTTAATTGCACAGGAGTTAAATAATAATGCTCCTGAATGTGTGGTTGCTGGTGTTGATAAGGAAGATGGTTCTATTGATAAGCCGTGGCAGATTGATGCTTCTCCTTTGATTCCAGCCATGATTAAAGCCATTCAAGAATTAAGTAATAAATTTGATGCTTATGTAGCATCCCACCCATAAGGTTAAATTATGACAACATTAATCCCAAAAATTGATTTTAAAAACGGTGGAACAACACCTGATGGCGCTGTAAATAGACCTATTAATGAAAAACTAGAAGAAGTTGTTTCAGTCAAAGACTTTGGTGCTATTGGCGATGGCGTAACGGATGACACTAATGCAATCAATGCAGCTTGTGCGTTAGCTCGAAGTGTTTATCTTCCTGCTGGCACTTATTTAATTACTAGACCAATTAATTTAACCGCTAAAAATAATGGAGGCGGTTCAAACAATGGTCGTCGTTTTTTTGGTGAAGGTGTCAATATAACCATAATTAAAGCGGAAACTAATGGTTATCCAGCTATTGACTTAACTGGTTCATCCCATGCTTCTGTTTCTGATTTATGGGTACAAGCAAGTCAAACGCCTAGTAGCGGTCGTACTTTAGCAAATATTGGTATCGTAAATAGACGTGGTTCTAGTACAACATTTACTTCTTTTTGCCATTTTAATATTTATACAAATATTAGAATTGATATGCGTACTGATTCTACTGCGAATGGCGGAGCAGGAACTATTGGTTTTATGAATTTTGGTGGTGAACAATGTAGCGGTCATACTGCTGAAATTTCTGCTAATCTTCCTGTTTATATTGGAAATCAATTAGACATTACAGGCGTATTAACAAGTAATAATATTCCTACTTATGGTAGCCAATATGAAGTACCAAGTACCACTTCATCATCTTGTACTAATCAGTTATATCAAGAATGGACAATGGTGGCGTATGACTCTTTTAGGTCTATTTATTTAGCTCAAATAGCAGCGATAAAATTTGAAACTTGCTATACATCAACAAGAAATCAAGGCGGTACATTTTTAACTGCGACCCAAGAATCTGTTTATATTCCTTGGGGCGCAAGTATTCTTACGATGGAACTATATCAAGAAGAATCTGGACTTTTTGGAGCAACTTATAGGCAAGACCATGCTTATTTAACAGTAACAGGGCCGTTAGAAGATTGTGACTTTAATATACAAAGAGCAGCTAGTGATGAAGGATGGACAATTCCATCTACACCAGCGCCTAGTATTTATTTGAATACTGGAAGTAGCTTTTTTAATTCATTTTTTAACTTAAATTATTTTGGTCCTATTGGTGAAACAGACCCAGGACTTGCTGCTAATGCTATTACTTTTTTAGGTATAAACAACGCATCCGAAAATTGCCAATTTATTTTAGATACCGCTTCTCATACGGCTGTAATGCCTGCGTTTCCTTTAGGGTCTGTAAGCAGTAGATATGTTTGTCATTGGAATGGATTGTCTGTTGCAGACCCAATAACTGTAAATACACTAGCTACTATAAAAGGCTCTACAGCTACAAGGGCGGTATTAAAATTTGATGGTACTGATGCTGTTCAAGTTTGGAATACTCAATTAGTTACTGATGCGGGTAAAAATTGGTACCAAATTTCTAACGCTGCGGAAAGTATTGGCGTATATATGACCCCCGCTGCTTCAGGATGGAATAATATTTCAGATGAACGTAAAAAAGCCAATTGGGAAGAATTAACTAATGCTTTAGACAAAGTATCTACTTTAAGAGCAGGGACGCACACTTGGATAAGTGACCCCTCTTTGCCAAGAGATGTTGGACTTATTGCACAAGAAGTTCATAGTGTATTGCCAGAAGCGGTAGATATTTCAGATCCAGAGCAATATGGCATTAGATACACTCATGTTGTTCCTTTATTGGTTAAAGCTATTCAAGAACTTAAAGCTGAAGTTGACGCATTAAAAGCAAAATAATGACCCAACTGCTCTATACCGAACAAAAGGTGCAAACGCTTGAAGTGGCGATGCTTACTTTACAAGACGTTTTAGATAAAGTAGGTACGCCTTCTACAGAGAAAATTCTTGCTTTGCAAGATGCAGTGTGCAACCTTCCACCTGTAGAAAACATGGTTACAGACCATTACTTTTCAGGCGGTATGTACTGTCGTAGAGTTTGGCGCCCAGCCGGAACGATTATTGTGGGAAAAGTGCATAAAAAAGATCATTTCTTTATGTGCGTATCTGGTGAGATAATAGCGTGGACTGAGAATGGTATGCGTACTTTAAAGGCTGGAGATATTGTAGAATCAAAAGCAGGCACTAAACGAGCTACTTTAGCGCTTACTGACGCCATTGGCGTGACGTTTCATGTAACAGATAAGCGTAATTTTGATGAATTAGAAGCAGATTTAGTGGAATTAGACGATAACGCACGGTTAGACTTTAACAACAAGCCAAAAGTATCTTTGCTTAAAGAAGATAAAAGGAACTTATTATGACTATGGGATGGGTAGCTGGAGGTATCGCTGTTGCGGGGTTAGCCAGCGCATACATGGGGTCACAAGCATCGCAAAATGCAGCGAATACGCAAGCTAATTCAGCCGCCGCCGCTACAGCGCAACAACAAGCGGCTTTAGATAAGCAGATTGCGCTTAATCAACCGTTCTATGATGTCGGTGTTGCGGCTAATAAAGGGCTATCTACCCAAGCACCGTATACACCTGCAGCATTTAATTTTCAAGCTGATCCAGGGTATGCGTTTACTTTAGCTCAGGGCAATAAACAAATGAACGCTACAGCAGCGGCTAGAGGCGGGTTAATTTCTGGTAATGCTTTGACTGCTGGACAACAATATGGCCAAGGTTTAGGGTCTACTTACTACCAGCAAGCGTATAACAATTACTTAGCTAATAACGCTCAAAATTTGCAAGCGTACAACACTAATACTGCTAACCAGCAGTTTTTAGCTAATCAAGGACAATCTTCAGCTAACCAAACGGCTAATAGTATTGGTAATTTTGGTAATTCAGCCGCGTCTAATACTATTGGCGCTGGTAATGCTTTAGCCGCTGGGCAAGTTGGTTCAGCTAATGCGTATACAGGCGCTCTTAATACAGGAATTAACGCTTATCAAACTAACGCACTTATTAGTAGCATACGTGGTAATGGTAATACTAGCGCTTATACACCTACATCGACGCCAGGCGCGGACGCCGTACTAAATCAGCCTATTGTTTAAGGAATAATCATGGAACAAATTAACGCAGCTATTCCTTTAGGTGTTCAGCCATTAAAAACAGAATCTTCTGCTAATCAATTAGCGATGATGGAGTCTGCGGCTAAATTAGGTGAGTATCAACAAAATATTTCAAGAACCAATGCGTTGCGTGGTCTTGACCGTACAGATCCAAATTATCTTAATAAAGTCTATCAAATAGACCCCGCTTTAGGCATGAAATTTGAAGAACATACGGCGGGCGTTAAGAAAAATATAGCGCAAGCTGGCAAAGCTGAAAGTGAAAATGTCGCGCAACGTATTAAACTTAGACAAAATGCTTTAGCTGGCGCAGATACACCTGAAAAATTTTTAGCTTGGAGCGATGGTAACCACGATGACCCTGTTTTAGGGCCATATTTTGCTTCGCAAGGTGTAACACGCGAAAAGTCACACGCTCAAACATTAGCTACTTTGCAACAGCCAGGAGGGTTTCAACAACTAATAGGCTCTGCAATGTTAGGCTCTGAACAACTATATAAGCAAAATAATATTAGCGCTACTGATAAAGCACGTTTAGGACAAGCTGAAAGCCATTTTCAACAACGTTTGGCTCAAGAAACAGCTACAAATACTTTGACACCTGAAACAATTGATATAGCCGCTAATATGTATCTTAAAACAGGGCAAATGCCTCAATTGGGTATGGGTAAAGCTGCTACAGCGGTACGTCAACAAATTCTTAACCGTGTTGGTGTACTTGGTAGTCAAGGTACAGATGGCGCAACTATTGCACCTGCTGATGTTGCAAGTAATATTATATCTAATAAGCAAGACGTCGGTGCTGGTACCGCAGCGGTTAAAGCATTTAATACTGGCCCTGAAGGTAAATCAGTTGTTGCATTTAACACTGCAATTGACCATTTAGATACAATGAGTGGCTTGGCTAAAGCATTACAAAATGGCGATACTAAAGCGATTAATGCTATTGGTAATACGATTGCTAAACAAACAGGTTCAGCAGCGCCAACTAATTTTGACGCGGCTAAACAAATCGTTTCTGCTGAAATTATGAAAACTTTGGTTTCTAGTGGCGGCGGCGTTAAAGAACGTGAAGAAATGGCTAATATGTTTGCTAACGCAAACAGCCCAGCCCAGCTTAATGGTGCTATTACTACAGCTAAAAAATTGTTAGGCGGCAAACTTAATAGCTTGAATTTGCAGTATGAAAGTTCAACAGGTCGTAAAGATTTTGATAAAAAGCTTACGCCAGTAGCTAAAGCCGAATTTAATAATATTCGTCAAAGTCAAAGTGGCGTTACAGCGCCCCCCGCCGCTACAGATATGCTTAAACAGAATCCTGATTTAGCTGCGGCGTATGACGCTAAATATGGTGCAGGTGCAGCAGCTAAAGTATTGGGGCGCTAAATGGCTAACCCCTTTGACCAATTTGACGCGGCGCCTGTAGCTTCAAAGGTAACTGTTTCGCCTGCGGGCAATCCTTTTGACCAATTTGATGCGTCTACTACACGTCAAAACGTTCAGGCTGAGTCTGATCGTAGTTTAGGTGGTTTTGCAGGCAACGTCATTAAAAGTGGATACAACGTTGCTAAAGGCGTTGCTGGCGCTGTTATGCACCCAATCGACACGGCTTCAGGTCTTGTTGACGTTGGCGCTGGTGCTTTACAAAACGCATTACCAAAAGGCGTTGTTGATTTTGTAAACAAATTTGATTCAAACCCAGACGCAGCCAAACGCGCTGTAGCCGCGGCTGACGCCGTTGGTGGCGTGTACAAAGAAAAGTACGGCGGTTTGGATAAAATTAAAAAAACTTTGTATGAAGATCCAGTTGGCGCTGCTGCTGATCTTTCTGCACTACTTAGCGGCGGTGCAGCGCTTGTTAGAGGCGCACCCGTTGTTGCGGCTGGCGCTTTAAAAGTAGCTGGCGCTCCTGAAATGGCAGCTACCGTAGCTAGAACGGCGCCTGCTGCGGCTGAAATTGCGGCGCCTGTTGCTGAAGTTGGTCGCGCTGTTAACCCAATGAACTATGTTCCTTTAGAAACGGCGGGTAAATTAGTTGCTAAAGGCGGTAACTTTTTAGCCAATGCTGTAAACCCTAAGTCGGCTGCGTTGTTATCTGCTGCCGAAGGTCGTGGCCCAGAAATTGTCAACGCATTACGTAACGCTCAAGCCGCTACACCTGGCTACGTTCCTACTGCTGGCGAAGCCGTAACAAACTTAGGCGTAACTAAATATCCTGCGTTGCAACAAGAAGTAGCTCGTTTTGCGCCTACTGAATACTATCAACGTGGTCAAGGTCAAAATGCAGCGCTTATTAACCCGTTAAATGTTGCTGAGTCTATCCCCGGCGCTGTTGCTAAACGTGGCGCTGAAACAGGCCCTATGTATGAAGCGGCTACGGCCCCTGGCAAAGTAGCTGACGTATCTAAAGTAGCAAGTCATATTGATAGCGTATTAGAACGTAACCCTGGAAATACAGCTTTGGTAAACGAGTTTAATGTCATCAAAAAAGGTTTGACTGACGAATCAGGCGCTTTGCGTACTGACGCACAACAAATCTCATCTACTGTAGATAACATCAAAGCTGCGCTTAAAGATGAAAAGAACACTTTTATTAAGGGTGAACTTAACAAAGCTAAGGATATGCTTGTTGAAGCAATCCCTGGCTATACAGAAGCGCAAAAGCAATTTGCTAAGTTAAGCAAACCAATTAATCAAATGGAAGTTGCTGACTTTTTAAAAACCAAACTTGGCTCTGCTTTGCGTGACGAAAACAAATTGACCCCAGCTTCTTACGCTAACGCGTTGGCTAACGCGCCATCTACAGTTAAACGTGCTACGGGTTTACCCGCATACGAAAATTTATCTGACATTGTTACGCCTGCTCAAATGAAAGTGCTTGACGGCATTAAATCTGACTTGGCTAACCGCGCTATGTTTGAAGAACAAGCGGCTGCCGGATCTAAGCTAGGTAAGGTTATCCCGGCTGGCGCTATTCCTACAGCCCCACACTTTTTAAGCAAGATTGTGACCGTAGCTAATACCATCATTAATAAATTGCAAGGCCGTATTGATCGTAAAGTTGCAACTGAATTAGCAATTGAAATGCTCAATCCTGAAACGGCTGCGTTATCATTAGAACAAGCTTTGGCGCGTCAAAAGAATATTGCCAAGGTAAGCGAAGATATTAACGCCGCAGGTGGTGCAGTTAAAAATGCTTTACGTTCACAGCCAGCGCTAGGCGCAGGTCAAGTTAATAACGCCCTTGCGAGATAATTATGGATCAAATGCTTTTCAACATAGCTATCACGGTATCTGGCTTTCTTGGTGGTTGGTGGCTAAAAGTGATGTGGGACGCTGTTAAAGACCTACAAGCCGCCGATAAGGTATTGGTTGAAAAAGTAAGCTCTATTGAGATTTTAGTTGCTGGTAACTATATGACTAGATCCGACTTTGATAAGATTGGCGCCGCTATCTTTGCTAAATTAGATAAGATAGAAGATAAGCTAGACCGCAAAGTAGATAAATGAAAATGCACAAGTCAAAAACGATGTGGTTCTCGTTGGCGCTTGTAATTTTTGGTGCTTTATTTGATAACTTATCTTATGTCCAAAACAGTATTGATCCAAAATATTATGGCTTTATCCTTATTGGGATTGGCATTATTGTTGCTGTACTGCGCTTTGTGACTTCCAAACCTATTGAGTAATGTTTCCTTTACCAATCCTTACCTATGTCAAACTTGGAGCTATTGCTCTCGCTCTACTCTTTTCTGCTTACCTTGGGTATAGTTTTGAACATAGCCG